CTTCAAGAGGTGGTGAACGACGATATGTTGAAAAAAACCAAAAAATTTGACTCAGCTAACGAATTACATGAAAAAATTCGTAATGATGAGGATTATGATGACTGGGAATATGGCACTGAACCAAACTACGGTCGTCAAGTGCTCTAAATTGCGACTAAATATAAAGAGGTTCAACCAATATCGTATCAGTGGCATCTATTTCTAGAGCATTCAGAGACGTTAGTTTGTCATTTAAACGTCATCCGGTGACGAATGATATTCTGGTGATCAAGAATGAAGATGCCATTAAACGTTCGGTTCAAAATATTGTTCTCACCATCGTCGGAGAGAAACCCTTTGAACCAGACTTTGGCACGAACATTAGTGATTCTCTGTTTGAATTGAACACATCAGTCCAAGCGGTGGGTCTTGAGGAACAAATTCGTTCCGCTTTATCGTTGTTCGAGCCAAGAGTTGCAAATATTGTCGTTACTGTGTCACTTGAAGTGGATACAAATGCAATGTTCGCAACAATTCAATACGATATTGTTGGTCTTCCTGTCCCTACTCAAACAGTAGACGTTCTTCTTTTCCCAGCTAGAGTATAATGACTTTCGGTCAGTACGTTAATTTAGACTTCGATCAAATTAAAACGTCAATCAGAGACTATCTGAGGGCGAATTCGAATTTTACTGACTACGATTTTGAAGGTTCAAACCTTTCGATCATCATTGATGCTCTGGCATATAACACTTATATCACTGCCTACAATACAAACATGGCAGTGAACGAAAGTTTTCTCGATTCCGCTACATTAAGAGAAAATGTTGTCTCTCTGGCTCGTAATATTGGTTATGTGCCTCGATCAACTAGATCCGCCAGAGCAAAAATTTCGTTTAGTGTGACTGGACTAACTGGTAAAGTCACTCTTAAACTCAAATCAGGTATCATTTGCAATGGTATCGCAGCAAATACAACGTATGTATTCTCACTTCCAGAGGATATTACCGTCAATGTCGTTGATGGAGTCGCAAAATTCAACGAAATTGAAATTTACGAGGGTTCTTTCATTACTCAGAACTTTACAGTTAATACCGCACAGTATAATCAACGTTATATTCTTCAAAATTCGTTCATTGACACATCAACTATACGTGTAAAAGTTAAACCAACACAAAATTCATCAACTTCTATCACTTATAAACAACTTGATAACGTTATTGGCATCACTTCTACGTCTTCTTCATACTTATTGCAAGAAATTGAGGATGAAAAGTATGAAATTTTGTTTGGAGACGGCGTAATTGGTAAAAAACTTAGTAATAACAACTATATTACCATTACTTACATCATTACATCAGGGAAAGAGGGTAACGGAGCTGCAGAATTTAGTTTTGTTGGTAATATTGTTGATCAAGACAACTCTGTGATCGATCCAGATAAGATTTCTTTGGTATCAACAGATCAATCATCGAGAGATGGAGACACAATTGAGTCAATTTCATCAATTAAGTACTATGCTCCAAGAATTTACTCCTCTCAATATCGGGCAGTTACTGCCTCTGACTATGAAGCTGTTCTTGCATACATTTATCCGAATATCGAGTCTGTCACTGCCTACGGTGGAGAGGAGTTGACTCCGCCAAAATTTGGAAAAGTCTTTATCTCAGCAAAACCAAGAAATGGTGATTTTTTATCAGATAATACAAAGAGAGAATTAGTTCAAAAACTAAAAAATTATGCCGTCGCGGGTATTGTGCCAGAATTTATTGATCTAAAATACTTGTATGTTGAATTAAAATCATTCATTTATTATAACACAAACTTTAGTGACGATCCAAATAATTTAAGCAGTCTGGTTTCAAGTGCATTAACTCAATATTCACGTTCGATCGATGTGAATAAGTTTGGTGGTAGATTTAAGTATAGTAAAACACAAACTTTGATTGATGGAGTTGACTCCTCGATCACATCAAACATTACAAGAATTGTGATGAGAAGAAATCTAAATGCAGAGATTAGTAAGTTTGCTCAGTATGAACTTTGTTTTGGAAATAGATTCCACGTTGCAGAGTCATCTTACAACGTCACTTCAACTGGATTTAGAATTAATGGAGTTCCTGATCTCGTTTATATGTCGGATGAGGTCATTGATAAGGATCGAGGTCGTATCTTCTTCTTTACCTATACAGAGGGAGGAGTGCCGAACATTATTAAAAAAAATGCTGGCATAGTTAAATATGACATTGGTGAAATTATTATAGATACTGTGAATATTCTTTTTACCTCAGTGTCAAATAATGTTATTGAAGTGCAAGCCGTGCCACACTCCAACGATGTAGTTGGTCTGCGTGATTTGTATGTCAAACTTGATATGACAAACACTTCATTGACAATGATTCAGGATATTATATCATCTGGTGAAAATACCTCTGGATCTAGATTTACAAGAGAATCAAGTTACAATACTCCAACTTACACAAGAAAATCATTATCACCAGTTACGACTAGTGCATTAACGACAACAACTGCAACTTCAAACATAGCTGTTTCTAACACGACAACTAGCACCTCAGCAACCAGTAGTTCATTTACTGGTAGTTCAACGACCAGTGGATCGACAACCAGTAGTTCATCCTCTAGTGGTTCGTCCTCTGGTGGATCCTCCTCTGGCGGTTCGTCTTCATCCTATTATTAATAAATTATCAGGAAAAGTATAAATGATCGATACCTCCCTCCAAAGAGTTAAAATCAGTCAGGTAATCGAAAATCAATTACCTGAATTTGTTCAGAGTGAAAATCCACTTTTTGTGGAATTTATGAAACAATATTATGTTTCACAGGAATACCAAGGAGCGGCGGTTGATATTGGAGAAAATATTGATAAGTACACTAAACTACAAACATACGTTGGCACAGCTTTAAGTGAATTTACAGGACTCTCTACGGACACAGAGTCTCATTCAACTACAATTTACGTTAAAACCACACAAGGTTGGCCTGAAAGATATGGTCTCTTAAAAATTGATAATGAAATTATCACATATACTGGGATCGGGACGACATCGTTTACAGGATGTATTCGTGGATTCAGTGGTGTGGATTCACTTGATCAAACCACAAGGCCCGATCTTTTAAGTTTCAAATCAACAATTGGAGCTGCACATACTGGCGGTACAAAAGTTCATAATCTCTCTAATCTGTTCTTGAGAGAATTTTTTAACAAATTGAAGATTACTTTTGCTGACGGGTTCCAGAATAGAACTTTAGATAGCGATATTGATTCAGTAAAATTTATTCGACAAATTAAGGATTTTTATAAAACAAAAGGCACAACAGAATCTTATAAAATTTTATTCAAAGCTTTATATGGTGAAGAAATTAATGTTATAAAACCGTCAGAGTTTTTATTTAAGCCATCTGATGCTGATTACAGTATCACTCAAGATTTTGTTGTTAAAAAAATAACGGGTGATCCAAGGGCTTTAAAAGGATCTAGTTTATTCCAAGATAAAGATATCGAAGACTTAAATATCACCGGCGCGTCTGGTGCCATTTCTGATGTTAAAGAATTTCTCTATGGTGGGGAAAATTACTATCAAATCAGTATTACAAAAGATTCAACAGAGGGCACGTTTGTAATCCCAGGCAGGACTAGACTCACAAACGCAGTTTCAGTGGGGGCTACGGTTCTCACAGTAGACACTACGGTTGGTTTCCCAACAAGTGGCAAACTGAATCTCAGCACTAGCGGTATTGCAACTTACTCGGGAAAGACAATCAATCAATTTACTGGGTTGGCGACAATGCCAATTGCGTATGAAATTGGTGACGAAGTGAAATATGGAAATGTTGCTTATGGATACTCCGCTGGTAGCTCAACTCAAAAAATTGAAGTATTAATCACTGGCGTTCTTGCGGATTTTAAAATTCCAGATAATACTTTCTATTTTAATAAAGGAGACAAAATTAGAGTTGGTGCGTTAGGAGTTAATAAGAGTCTACAAGATGTTAAATTTAATTCTTGGGTGCATAATGTCTGTGTTAAACATACCCCAACTATATTTCAACAAGTAAGTGTAGATTCATTTAACGTCAGCACAACATCATCTCATGATTTTTATGAAAATGATTTTATAGAGGTTTTAAATGATGCATCAAGTGTTCTTGGTGTGGGTAAAATTAGCGCTGTGACCAGTACTAATAATTTTGTTTTAGGGCAGCTGCCTAGTGTTGATGCATCAAAAGTTAAATTCATAAGAAGAAATATAAATCGTGGTGTAAGTGTGATTCATGATAATATTACTAAGTATACAACTGACATTCAAAATAGTTATGATCATGAAAGTAACAATGTCAATGCTGTTTCACCTGATCCTCACGTTTATGTAGCTGCCTCATCGATCCCAAGTCTTGGTCAAGAGCCAATCACGGCTTCAGATCGATCTATCACATGGACTGGCGCGACCGGTGGAGATGTAATTCAACTTATTCAGGTCACCTCTGGGGCTAACGATCATGGATTTTACTCTGGTGAAGTTGTCACATTTAACGTGATTAGTGGTTATCTCGGTAACCTAGTTGATGGGAAAAATTATTTTGTCAATCGTGTTAGTTCAAATGAAATTCAACTTTCAAATTCTCTCTCAGATCTTGTTAACGGCACTTATGTTAGTGCGGCTGGTAGTGGCACGTTTAAGATTTCTGTTCCGACTCTTACAAATAAAAAATTAGAACATCAAAAACTTTTAAAGAGAATTTCATTAAATCCATTATTTGATGGAAAACAATATGAAACAATTCCTGGAACCACTGGTATCTTAATCAATGGCACAGAAATTTTAAACTATAAATCCGGTGATGTTATTTTTTATGGTGGAGTTAAATCCATCGATGTTTTAGAGGGTGGTTCTGGATATGATGTTATCACCCCACCGACAGTCACAATCGAAAGCACAACTGGAGTAGGTGCAACAGCTACAGCTAATGTCAAAGGTTTATTTGAACGTATTGATATTATTAATCCTGGATTTGATTATGTTGATCCACCTTTAATTGAGATTACTGGAGGTAATGGCAAAAATGCAATTGCAAGATCAACGTTAAAAGAAATTGATCACTTCATTGATTTTGATGCATCTGCGACCGGTGGTAGAATCAATATCAGTGATAATACAATTGGGTTCACCACGTTTCATAAGTTTAGAGATGGTGAGGCGGTAATTTATAGAACTTTTGAAAATACTGGTTCAATTGGCATCGCTAGCACCTCTGGTGTTTCTGGTATTCAAACTAGCCCAGATAGAAGACTTATTAATGAATCGGTTTATTTTGTCTCTAAAATTGACGCATTAACGATTAAACTTGCTAACACTGAAGATGAAGCTTTAACAAAAACTAATTTACTTAATATCACTGCGTTTGCTGATGGTGTACAGAGATTTGAAAGCTTAGAGAAAAAGAAAGTTATTTCTCAAATCATTATTGAGAATCCTGGAGAGGGATATGAAAATAAAAGAAGATTAATCCCAACGTCAGGCATTAATACTTATTTGGATTATATAGAATATGCAAATCATGATTTTAAAGACAGGGATCTCATAAGATATTCTAATGATGGTATCAATATTGGTGGACTCAATACAACTCAGGAATATTATGTTATTAAAATAAATGATAGTCAATTTAGATTAGCTGCTGCTGGTATTGGATCTACTTTATCCGACATAAATTATATTACGGGTCAATATGTTGGATTGACCTCTGTTGGATCTGGAAACCATATCTTTAATTATCCACCAATCACCGTTAACGTTAAAGGTACAATTGGTGTTAATACAATATCTCCTGAAAATTATCATGCTGTTGTAAATCCAATTGTAAGGGGCAGTATTACATCAATTAACGTGGAGGAATCTGGAGTCGGGTACGGATCCTCCACAATTTTAAATTTTACCATTCCTCCTACAGTCAGAGTATCATCTGGATCTTCTTCAGAATATAAGGCAATTGTTCAGAATGGTAAAATTCAGTCAGTCATCATTACTAAGTCTGGCACACAATACACATCACCACCAGATCTAAGAATATTTGGTGATGGTGTCGGCGCAAAAATCATTGCTCAGATTGGAAATGGTCAAGTTACTGCTGTAAATGTTGTTAACGGTGGTGTTGGATATTCAACATCTAAAATCACTGTGTCTGAATCTATTCCTGGATCGGGAGTTAAATTTCTAACCAAAGTTCGCAGCTGGAACATTGATAATGTTCAGAGATATAAAGAAATTTTTGGGCAAGATGATGGGTTCTTAACTAGAGGTGATAACGACATTGGAATGAAATTTACAACACTCTATGCTCCTCGTGCTCTTCGAAAGATTTTAAAACAAAAAAATAATGATGGCACATCTGACTACGCACAAAATGATTTAACCATTTCTAATAATTCTGAACAGACGATGAGTGCTCACTCACCAATTATTGGATGGGCATATGATGGTAATCCAATTTATGGACCATATGGATATGATAGAAAGGATGGCGGCACTGTTAGGATTATGCGTTCTGGATATTCATTAAAAACAACCAGAGAGAATGGCCCTGCGGTCAGTTTATTTGCTCTTGGATTTTTTGTCGATGACTATGAGTTTATTGGTAATGGAGATCTCGATAGAAACAATGGGCGTTTCTGCATTACCCCCGATTATCCAAATGGTATCTATGCTTATTTTGCAACAATTGATCCTAATCGAAACGAAACTAGTGGTGTATTTAAAAATTTTCGTTCACCTGTATTTCCTTATCTAATTGGCGATAGATTTTCTGCAAAACCAGATGATTGGAATTTTGTTGAAACTAATAATCAAGATTATAAAAATCTTAATACTTTAAATCTTAGAAGAAACACTTATCCATATAAACTTGATAGTCAAGGTGTTTCATATGAGGGCATCTATGATAGTAGAAAATCAACTCTTCAAGAGACTGAGGTTAATTATGCTACTCCTGGTAGAATAGAAAATTATCAAATAGAAAACGCAGGTTCTGGGTATCGAGTTAATGAACAACTTGTAATAAACAACGTTGGTGGCGGAAGTGGGTTTGCAGGAAAAATTTCTAGAGTTGGTGGAAAAAATATTGTATCAATAGCATCAACTGTTGTCAAAATTGACAACATTGTTTTTGAATACGATAACTTTACCGGTGGTGTAACTGGTTTTTCTAGTCAACCACATGGATTAGTGGTTGGTGACGTTATAACCGTCTCAGGATTGTCCACAGACTCTCTCAAAAGACTTGATGGAAGACATGTCATTGGATTCAATACAGCATTTCTGTCACTTAACACTGGCATTGGATCAACTGGATTAACCAGTAGTGTCACTAGAATTTCAGTTAGTGGTAATTTAGATCCAAGTAATATTGCTCCAAATGATATCATTGGTATTTCTTCAGAAAGAATGTTAGTTCTTAATGTAGATGCTATCAATAATAAAATTCGTGTTCAGAGAGAATATGATGGTGTTCTTGGCACCGCTCACAGTGGAGCGTCTATTATTACTGTCTTGAATCGAACTATAAAGTTTAATATCGGTATTAATACGAATGTTATCACAAATAGAAATATTCCATATTATTTTAATCCACTAGAGAGTTTAGCTTTGGGGACAACAACAGGAGTAGGAATTGGTTCAACCATTTCTTATTCATTTCGAGTTGTTGGTGGAGGATCCACAACTAAGTTTATTTTAACACAAAATATTTACCTTCCAGATCATAACTTTGTCGATGGCCAAAAACTGATTTATTCCAATGGTGGGGGGGATTCTATTCAAGTTTATAATGGGATTTCTACGTTTAGTCTACCAAATAATTCCTTTGTTTATGCAATTAATGCTGGAAAAGATCTATTAGGTATTTCAACAAATCCACTTGGTATTGGTTCAACTGGAGCAATCACGGGTATTGGATCCACTGCTTATAGATTGTTTTTTAATAGCCATGGTTCAGGTGTTATTCATAGTCTAAAGCCACAAAATACTGAAATTACAGGTTTTGTTGAAAAGGTAGTAGGGACAGTGGTTTGCTCTGAACCACATGGGTTACTTCAAAATGATAAAGTTTATGTATCTGTTACCCCAGGTATTACAACGTCTTATTATATTAGATATAATGAAACCACAAACAGAACGATTGTAAATCCGAAAACATTTGGATCAGCTGGAATTAATACAAATAGTCATTCAATTACAATCAATAATCACGGATATAAGACTGGTGAGAAGATTCTCTATACGTCAACTAATCCAGCAGTTCCTCTTGTTAACAATGAAATTTACTTTATTGTTCGAGATGATAAAAATACGTTTAGACTCGCAGAGACATATTACAAGTCAACTAAATTAATACCAGATACAATTGGAATTAGTTCTTCTGGATCTAATCATGAAGTTGGCCTTATTAATCCTAGACTTGAGATTGTCCGTGGATATAAAGTTGGATTTGCTGTATCCGACACAAGCCTTGGCCAAGTTTTATCCGGAAAAAGAAAACAAGTTTTTAATCTCAATTTCTATAGAGATGTAAACTTCACTAAACCATATTTTTCCAATCCAGAAGAAGGCGCGTTTAAAGTCATTGGTGTTGGAACAGTAGGTGTAACAACCACTGCCGTGGTAAACTTGTCTGTTGATGAAAATACTCCACAACAATTGTTTTACAAACTTGATCCTATAAATTTAGATATCATTTCAAACACCAGAAAGAATCCTGTTATCGATACTGATATTATCAATCACTCAACCTTAGATGTATCCAAAAGTAAATATAATGGTGAATTTTCAGTGACTGGAATCGGAAGCACAACATTTTCATTCAATATTCCCTCTCAACCAGAAAAAGATTCATATACAACTGCAGAAGCCACTATACTTAATTATTCTACAACATCAGCACGAGTTGATGGTTCAATTGATAAACTACAAATTGTATCAAAAGGTAAGAACTATAAGAGTATTCCAGTAGTAACATCTATCGCATCAACCTCTGGTGTCGGTGGCATTATTAAACTTAGCAGTGACACAATTGGTGTCCTTAGAAAGTATACAATTAAAAATATTGGGTTTGATTATTCTGCTGATAAGACAATTCAACCATCAGTTCAACTACCTCAAATTTTAAGATTAAACAGACTATCTGGTATTTCCAATATTGGCATCACTTCAGGTGGTAGAAATTATATTCAACCACCAAATCTTGTGGTTGTGGATAGAGTAACTGGATTGGTTAACAATGACATTTTGGCCACATCAGAGATTCAAGGCACATCAGTTTCGAAAATTAATATCCTTAGAAATACGAAAAATCTTTATGATACTGAACCACTGGTATTAACAATTAATAATACAAATGGAATTAAAATTACAAATCTAGCTTATACGAGTGCTTCTAGACTTGTGACATTAACTCTTGAAAGTGGAACAACTGGATTTAATACATCCACTTATCCATTTGTATTAGGTAGAAAAATATACGTTGAAAATATTGGGATCGGGTCAACTGGCAGTGGTTATAATTCGAAAGATTATGGCCATAAGTTCTTTACAATCACAGGTGTTAACACAAACATTGGTGGTGGTAATGCAACCGTTTCTTATAACTTAGATTCATCAGTCGTTAACCCTGGTATTTTTAGTGGATCATCTTCATCTGGTAGAGTCATTCCTTTTGAACATTTACCAATCTTTAAAATTACGACAGAACCAAATAATTTTAGTATTGGAGAAACTGTAAGCACCGGTGATAAATCGGGTATTGTTGTAAACTGGAATCCAGATAACAAGTATGTTAAGATTCTTTCCAGTGATACTTTCAAGATTAATGATTCAATTAGTGGTCAATCATCTAAATCAGTTGCCGTCATTCAAGAGGCAACTAAACTAGAATCTAGTTTTAATATCAATCCAACTTCTGAAGTTAAAAACGGTTGGCAAAAACAAACCGGTAAACTAAGTGACGAACTACAAAGATTACAAGATAATGATTATTATCAGTTATTTTCTTATTCATTAGAGAGTCAAGTTCAATATTCAACTTGGAGAGATCCTGTTAATAGTCTTGGTCACGTTGTTGGATTTAAAAATTTTGCAGATACTAATATTATATCTACAGCTTCAACTGATTCTAAAAATAGAAGAACCGCTAAACCTGGTGTCGGGACTGATGTTGTATCTATTGTTATTGATCTTATTAGTGAAAAAGAATCTGTCCATAGTAAATATGATTTTGATTTAGTTTCAGAAAATTCTCTTCGTATTGATCAAGTTGTTGCCTCTGATGAAATTCGTTTTGATGGAAAGATTATTAGTGATTATATTGAATCTAGAACGAATAGAGCCATTTCAATTGATAGTGTTAGTTCTGAGTTTAATGATCTGCCTAGATCAACTGCATTTTCTGATATTGCTTCTTTTGATATTGATCAAATAAGAAGTGCTAAATTCTATGTTCTTGTTTTTGATAGAAGATTCAGTGGCGAAAAAGAAATTATTCAAGTTAATTTAATCCATGATGGCTCAACTGGATTCATCATGCCTTTTGGCAGAGTTGAAACAGAAATTGATCTGGGAACTTTTGATTTTAGTATTTCTGGTTCCACAGGTTCTCTTAGATTTGTTCCAGCAAAATCTACAACAAATAACTATGCTTTAAGAGTTTTATCTCAACAGACACTCATTAACTCTCAGAGTGGCATTGGATCCACTGAGATTGGAACGGGTTATAAGATTATCTCAACAGCTACTGGAATTGCATCAGCAACATCACCAGTTCCATTCCAAGTTGTAGGATTTAACACATCAACATTTACTACAACCAAATTGTTTATTGAAACAACAGAAACCACAGGAGATCAAAGACATCAAATTAATGAACTTGTTGTCCTTCAAGATGGCACTGAGGCTTACTTACTTGATTATGCTCAGATGATAACCGAGAATACCTCGATCACCAACTCTCCATCGGTTGGACTTGGGACTTTTGGTGCTGATGTGAGATCAGGCATCACCAGTGTTTATTTTACACCACTCTCTGGTGTTGGTGTAACGATGAGAGTGCATCAGACCTCAATTGATTCCTCTGCAACCGGTATTGGTAGCACAACAATCTCCTCATCTCAAATTCTAACCACAACTACATCCGTTGGTTCTACAACTGTGCCACAGGCAACTCGCATCAGTGGATTCTCCTCTAATACTTTTCGAGCTGCAGATTGTCTAATTCAGATTCATGATACAACTAACAATCGATATGAAGTCACTCAGGTGACTATAATTCATGATGGAACCAATGTATACTTTAATGAATATGCAAGTTTTAATAATTTCAATGGTGCCGGGATTGGAACGATTGGTGTTGGTTATTCTTCAACTGGCCCAGACTTAGAATTAAGATTAACTCCGCCAGCTAGCACTGCTGTTACAACCAAGGTATTTCAGTATAATCTTACAGAGACTGCTGGATCTGGTGTTGGAATTAGAACTTTTACAAATTCAAAACTTGTATCTGAAGATGGATCTTATACAGGAACAGAAAATGATATTGTCTTTTCGTTTGATCTTAAACACAGAGGAGATTCTGTTTTCCATAAGATTTTTGATGCATCAAGTGGTAGTGTAGTTAACCCTACAAACAATGAATTTATTATTAATAATCACTTTTTTACCACCGGTGAAGAATTAACCTACACTCCAACTGGTGCTGGAACGACAATGAGTGTGGGTATTGGAACAACTTCTATTGTTGGGTTTGGCACCACAGATAAACTTCCTTCCACAGTTTATGCAGTTAAAATTGCAGAGAATAAGTTCAGAGTTGCGACAAGTGCTACTAATGCACTTCTAACTGTCCCCATTGTTCTTGATATCACTTCTGTTGGTGTAGGCACAACTCACTCATTTACATCAAGAAATCTAAACTCTAAAATGTTGGTGACGCTCGATAACAACATTCAGAGCCCACTTATTCAATCACCAATTAATACAGGTCTTAGCACTTCTGTTGCGACCACAACTGATTTTATTACAATGGCAGGTATTTCATCGTTCTTCTCTGGAGATATTATTGAGATTGATGATGAATTTATGAAAATTGATACAATTGGCATTGGTGGCACAAATATTGTTCTTGTAAAGAGAGCTCAACTCAACTCGGTTCTTGCAAATCATAGTGCTGGAGCTACAATTACAAAATACGTTGGTAACTATCAGATTGTTAGAGACACTATTAACTTCACTGATCCACCTAAGGGATCAAAAGGGCCGACTGGTTTGACCACAACATCTACTTTTACAGCCAGAGCATTTGTTAGAACTGGTATTCCAAACGGTAACCAAGATACCTATAAAAATAATCATGTTTTTGACACGTTTGAAAATCAATTTACGGGCATTGCATCTTCATTTATTCTTAAGTCTGAGGGTCAAAACGTAACTGGATTTGCAACCAATAATGGTGTCATTTTGGTTAATGAAATTTTTCAAAACCCGGCTTCTCCAGATGATTATGTTATTACTGAAACTGCGGGTATTTCTTCAATCCGTTTTACTGGAGCTGGTGTATCTGTAAGTTATGATGTAAATGTTTCCTCTATTCCTAGAGGTGGAATTATTGTATCTGTTGCGGAGACAAATTCGTTTGGTTATCAACCTCTAGTCTCTGCAGGAGGCACAGCAGTTGTATCAATTGCTGGAACCATCTCCTCTGTCTCAATTGGTAATGGTGGTTCTGGTTATAGAGTTGGTGTTCAAACTAATATTCTTGTTAAAGCGATTACAAGTTCTGGAATCGTCACCATTGGTCGCGCAAATGTGACCGCAGGCATTGTGACTTCAGTGACAATCACAAATCCTGGTTCTGGATTTACTTCCACAAATCCACCAACATTAGTATTTGAAAATCCATTAAATTACGAAAATATTAAATTAGTTGGTAGTCCAACTGGTGTCGGTGCCTCTGTTTCTGTTATTGTTGGACTTGCAAAGAGTGTGATCAGTTTTAACATCACAAACTATGGTCGTAATTTTAAGATCGGAGACGTGTTATCAGTCGAAACTGACGGTCAAGCTGGTGTGCCAACTGACGCATCTGTTGGAGCTGCATTCACTTCATTCAGATTAACGGTCACTGAAACTTTTAATGATAGTTTCTCAGGTTGGACATTTGGTGAACTTGAAAAACTAAACACATTTGAAGATTTATTTGATGGTGTAAGAAAAATATTTAATCTTACTAAGACAGTTGGTGCCACAGCCACACCAATTACACTCAGATCTGCAAAAGGGTCTCCAATTAAAATTGAAGATAATATGTTGATATTTGTTAATGATATTCTTCAGATCCCAACAGAAAGTTATCAATTAATTGGTGGATCACAGATTACTTTCTCTGAAGCACCAAAGGCTGGCGATAAAGTGAGGATTTATTTTTATCGGGGCTCAGATAATGACGTTGTAGAAGTTGATATTTTAGAGACTGTAAAAGTTGGAGATCAATTAACAATCAATTCATATCCTGATCTTGGATATATCGATGGTTATCAACAACTTCCTAGAACAGTCACTGGCATTACGACATCTGATGCTGTAAGTACTAACACTTATGTTGACGTTGGTATTATCACTGACAGATCCTTGTTAAGACCTGTAACTTGGAAGAAACAACTTCAAGATTTAATTATTGGTAATTTTAATATTACCAAAAATAGACCAGAGTTAGAGGCTGGTATAAGGCCAGTATCTTATATTATTAAGAGTGTCGGTGCAGCTGTGACTGAAGTCTTCGTTGATAACGTTGTCCCTCTCTTTAATGAAATTGATGATGTTGTAGAAACCAAACAGGCTGTTTTAATTTTAGATGCAACAACTAAGATTGGTGTGGCTGCAACAGCACTGGTATCTGCTGCTGGGACAATTTCAAGTATTATCATCTCCGATGGTGGTGCTGGATTTACTACTGCTCCCACAGTTTCGATTGGCGTAACGGCTGGCATCGGAACCATACATTCTGGTATTGGTATTACAATGAATACTAACGCTACTGGCGTTGTAGTTATCTCTGGTTTAGGCACCGTCTCCTCTGTAACAATCACAAATGCTGGGGCTGGGTATACTAATACAAACCCACCAATTGTGATGATTGAACCTGAAGCTCAAACTGATGACACTCTGACAAGTGTTAAGTATGAAGGAGACTTTGGTATTATTACCGGTATTGGAACTACTTCTGTAGTTGGTATTGCTACAACGGGGTTAACATTTGATTTGTTTATTCCTCTTGATTCTCCACTCAGAAAATCATCTATAATGACAACTCCAATTACTTCAAGTGGTATTAAAACAGACTATTACTTTATTGTGTTTAACTCTAATACTGGTAGTGGTCTTACCGCTTATGAAAATGCGGCTGGAACTACGACTGTTGGTATTGGAACTTCGTTTATTGACAATATTTACAAAGTTATGTCCGTTCAAAACGTGTCTGGTAGTGCAATTGGAGTTGGAGTGACTACTCTTACTAGAGTTACTGTAAGTGTTAGTTCCACTGCAAATGTAAGTCTTGGAAGCAGTCAGAATTTTGGTGAGTATTCTTGGGGTCGTCTTCACGATTTTGTAAAGTCAGATACAAAAGAATTTTCTGTTATTAAAAACGATGGAGTTACAGGTATAATAACGGGACCTGTCATAATTAGAACCAGAGACTTAAAAGAGGTCTACATTTAAACATAAATAAAACAAAAAGTCTTTTCAAATGTCAGCAATTATAACTGATCAACTTCGTATATTAAATTCTCAAAATTTTGTAACAGGAATCGCATCAACCACCAATAGTTATTACGTTTGGATTGGTCTTCCTAATGCGACAGAGTTTGATACGAGTTGGGATACAGCTTCTCCAGCTCCCAAAGATTCATTCAATGAAGAGAATGATTATTGGGATACGATGATTGCATTAAAAAGAATTAATGCAGCTGATGCTGCCAGAGTGGTAAGAAAAATTACTTGGACATCTGGCACAACCTATGAAATGTATCGTCATGATTATTCTAGATCAAATATTTCCCCACAAACAAGTTCCACCAATTTATATGATACTAACTTTTATGTGATGAACTCTGATTATAGAGTTTATATTTGTCTTCAAAACGGGACTAATCCAGAAAACCAAAGTGGTAGACCGTCTTTGGATGAACCTTTATTTACTGACTTGGAACCAAGATCTGCCGGTAGCTCTGGTGATGGTTATATTTGGAAATATCTTTTTACAATTAAGCCAAATGATTTAATTAAATTTGACTCAACAAGTTTTATTCCTCTTCCTCAAGACTGGTCAACTAACACTGATGTTGCTGCTGTAAGAAATAACTCTTCCACTAGCGGTCTATTAAAAATAGTAACTATTACGAATAGAGGTGTTGGTTATGGCACCGCTACAACATATAACAATGTGCCAATTAAAGGTGATGGAGATGGTGCAAAATGTTCTGTTGTAGTTAATGCTGCGGGTAAAATTGACTCTGTAGAAATAACTAATGGTGGTTCTGAATATACATTTGCCACAGTTGATTTAACTGCAGTTGGTTTAATTAATCCATCTGGTTCAACTGATGCTGCATTTAATGTAATCATACCACCACAAGGTGGCCATGGGGCAGACATCTATAGAGAATTAGGCGCGTATCGAGTTTTGATTTATTCAAGACTTGAAAATGATGTGACAAACCCAGACTTTATCACTGGTAATCAATTTGCTAGAGTTGGTCTTGTAAAAGATCCATTCGCATTTGGATCAACAAATAAACTCACTATATCAAAAGCTAGTGCTACTTATGCGCTTAAACTAACTGGGGCTGGTGCGACTACAACAACATTTGCAGCCGACGCTGACATTACACAGAAGATTGGTATTGGGTCAACAGCTGTTGGGAGAGTCATTAACTGGGATTCAACTACTGGTGTTATCAAATATTGGCAAGATCGTAGACTTGCTGGTTTTAATACTGATGGGACAGCTAACACTAATCCACAATATGGTTTTAAGTTGTTTAGATTTACACCCTCACCAACATCTGGTGCTGGCACCACTGTTTTTGGTGGATCTTTAAATTTAAATATTGATACTAACTTTGGAACATTAGCTACTCCAGGTGTTTCAACCTCAATAAATAATAGGACATATAACCTGGGTATGAGTTTTGTTCAAGGTGTTGCAAACCCAGAAGTTGAAAAGTATAGTGGAGAAATTATCTATGTAGATAACAGGGCGTCTGTCACACGTAGTTCACAACAAAAGGAAGACATCAAAATCGTATTGGAATTTTAAAAAACTATGCCACAGGAAACTAACCTCAACGTCAATCCTTATTTTGACGATTTTGATAAAAATAAAAACTATTATAAGGTTCTTTTTAAACCAGGTATTCCTGTGCAGGCTAGAGAACTTAGCACTCTCCAGTCAATTCTTCAAAATCAGATTGAACAATTTGGCATTCACTTTTTTAAAGAGGGAGCTAAGGTTATTCCCGGTAATTTAACCTATGATGATAATTTTCAATGTGTTCAAATTGATCCAACATTTCTAGGTATTCCAATATCATTGTACCTTGATAAATTAATTGGAATCAGAATCACTGGCGAAAGATCTGGTGTTACAGCTACAGTCAAAAAGATTCTTTCTCAAAAAGATTCCGATAGAGGAAATATCACTCTTTATGTAAAATATGAAAAATCTGGCATCGGGGATTTTTCTCAAGAAAAATTTTCCGATGGTGAAAATCTCCTCACTAATAAAGATATCGTTTATGGATTAAATGTAATTTCTCAAAATTCACCTTTTGCGAATGCTCTTGCTTTTGGAGCATCTGAAGTTGGCTCTGCGATGTCCATTGGTGAAGGTGTTTATTTTGTGAGAGGCACTTTTGTTCAAGTTCAAAGTGAAACTTTGATTTTAGAACAATATTCTAACACTCCCTCATTTAGGATTGGTTTTAATGTCTCTGAGGATTTTGTAACTGCAGATGAGGATGAATCATTAAATGATAATGCTTCTGGTTTTACAAATTTTGCAGCTCCTGGAGCTGATAGACTAAAAATATCAATTAATTTAATCAAAAAATCTATAGATGATAAAAACGATCAAAACTTTGTAGAAATTGCTAGAGTAGAAAACGGTATTCTACAATCATTTGTAAAGGATACTCAATATAATTTAATTCGTGATACTCTTGCAGCTAGAACTTATGATGAATCTGGTGATTATTATATCAAACCATTTGAATTATTTGCAAAAGAGTCGTTGAATGATCAAATCGGTAATAAAGGTATCTATATCTCAACACAAAAAACTCAACAGGGTGGGACTCCATCAGATGATTTGATGTTAATTCAAGTATCACCTGGTAAAGCGTATATTAAAGGTTATGATGTAGAAAAAATTGCGACATCATTTATAGATGTTTTAAAACCTAGAACAACTAAAGAAATTAAACAAGAATCTGTATCATACTCTACTGGTTCTCCATTATTTGTTAATAATATTTTTGGATCTCCAAGTCTTGGAATTGGAACCACTGCGACCGTTTCTCTTGTAAGCACCAGAAGAGCTGGATTAACAACTGTTGGATTGGCTCCCGATGGGGAGGAGATGGGACTAGCAAGACTTTATGATTTTAAAGCACAATCCGCCAGTTATGTAAATGAATCAACTAATTATGAAATGCGATTATTTGACATTAAAACATTTACAAAATTAACAGTGGGAACTGCGATTACATCAATTACTGCCTCTGATTTCATTGAAGGGTCAAGAAGTGGTGCTGCGGGATTTGTGGTCACCGGAGGATCAAATATAACTCAATTAACTCTTATCGATGCTGTTGGTAAATTTTTGAAGGACGAATCTATTTTAATTAATGGAGTTAGTGATGGTAGAGTCATTACTAAAGTAAAAGATTTTAATCTTAATGATATTAAATCCATTCGTAGTTCAGTTGGAGTTTCAACATTTGAAGCTGATATTGTTTTAGATAAAGGGGTCAGATTAACTAATCTTGTCTCAAACAATTTACAACTCTCAAGGACTGGTGGGAACGTCGGTATTATTACTGCTTCAGGATCAAACTTTGCTGGTGTTGTGACAAGTGGAAATATTATTAGTTACACAGTTGGCGGTAATACAGTCCCTACTTTTAATAGAGTGACCGGAGTGGCAACGAACGGAACGTTTATTACTGTTGCTGGTATAACAACAGTGCCTAATGTGTGTAGTGGAGGTGTGCCAGCTGGCACAACCTCTATTAGTGATATGTTAATTAGAAATACATCATTTGATCTTACTAATAACAGTTTCTTAACTCCAGTAAATCATAAAAATATTGAGAGTTTAGATGTAACAACTACCACAATTCAATTTAGAAAACAATACTCAGATATTACGGTATCAAATAATTCATTTACTTCTCCAAACGCTGGAACTAATTTGTTCTTTCAGCCGTTTGATGAGGAAAGATATTTTATTTCATATGATGACGGGACCATTGAACCCTTAACTTCAAGTCAAATAACTATATCAGCTGATAAAAAAAATGTTACATTCGTTGGATTAAGAAAGTCTAGTGGTAAAGCAAACTTATTTGCCACTGTTCTTAAGGGGACAGTAAGAAATAAACAGAAAAAAATTAATGATGCAAATGTTATTGTTATTAATCGTTCAAAACTTACATCATCTGGAATTGGTACAAATACGTTAAATGATGGTTTAACCTTTAGCAGAGTTTATGGAACAAGAATACAAGATAGAAAAATCTCTTTAAATGTTGCTGATGCTGTAGAGCTTTTAGCTGTTTTTGAATCAAATGACGCATCAGACCCAGACCTACCGTCATTGACACTGGGTGGTTATTCTGGTCCAAGTGGGAACAATACAGATTTTATTATTGGTGAACAGATTATTGGTTTAGAGAGTAATGCAGTTGCAGTTGTCATTGAAAAACCAAGTTCAACATCTCTTGGAGTCGTCCCACTCAATGAAAATAATTTCATTCTTGGTGAAACTGTTAAAACTATAAAATCTGGTGTAACTGCAATTGTTGTATCTAACAATGCAGGTGATAGAAATGTCACAAATCAATATCTATTGAACACTAATGATAAACCAAATTATTACGATTTTTCATATATTGAAAGAAATAAAAATTTTTCAGACCCAACCAATAGATTAAAAATTGTTTTTAAAAACTTCTTCGTAACTTCTGATGATACTGGAGACTTTTTTAGCGCATCTAGTTATCCAACTGGAACTAAAAAACTTATTCCTGTCAATCAATCATATAATGTGATTACGAGTGATTTAATCGACGTAAGACCAAGAGTAAGTGCTTACAACACTTCATCCACTAAATCTCCATTTGATTTTGTATCTAGATCATTTTCATCATCTGGAGATAGCATTCCAGATCCTTTGGTCCCAGATGAATCTTTAATTGTTGGTTATAATTATTACTTACCAAGAAAAGATAGATTATTTTTAGACAAAGATGGTAAATTTTCTTATATAAGAGGCGTGCCATCAGATGATCCAGCTGAGCCTCCGACCATTGGTGATGCGATTGAAATAGCCACAATTAATTTACCTGCGTATGTAAATGATGTAAATGATGTATCGATTTCTAGAAGTCAATACAAACGATATACCATGGCTGATATCAGTAGAATTGATGATAGATTAAAAAATGTAGAATATTACACAAGACTATCATTGTTAGAGACTGATACGGCAAATCTTCAAGTTTCTGATGCAAATGGTCTTAATAGATTTAAATGTGGATTTTTTGTAGATAATTTTAAATCACATGATAGTCATCAGATAGGTCACCCAGATTTTTCTGCAAGCACTGATGCAAAAAATGGGTATTTAAGACCTGGACATTATACAACTTGCCTAGATCTTATTGTCGGCTCACAATCTTTTATTGGAATTGGAACCACAGCCAATCCAACACTCGATATTAATTTCTTAAATGATCTTGATGGTCAAAATGTTAAAAAAACTGGCAGAGTTTTGACTTTAAATTATGATGAAGTTCCAATGATTACGCAGCCTTACGCCTCTAGAGTTGAAAATGTTAATCCATTTTTAATTGTTTATTATGCAGGTGATTTAGATTTAACTCCAGATTCGGATATCTGGATGGATACTAAGAGACTTAACGCTAATGTTATTCGTAGAACAAGTGAATATGACAGTGCTGTTGCAATGCTAGGCGTTAACGTTCAAACTGGTATGAGTGAAGTTAATTGGGGTAGTTGGGAAACAAACTGGAGCTCTGAGAGAGTTACGAATAGAACAGAGGTAAATGTACAAAATTTAGGCACTATTCATCCAAATCAGATACCCGCTGGAGCAAGAAGAAATATTAGAGAGGTTGCTGATGCGGCTCAAACTCAGCGAAATAATGGCAGGTTCGTTGATCAAAGAGAGGCTCTTATCACTAATGCAGTTCGCACGACTCGTAGACAAATACAAGATATTGAGACAACTACTCAGCAATCTAGAACTGGCGTTCAGTTTAAAGTAGAACCGCAAGAGGTCACTGAGTCTTTAGGAGATAGACTTGTTAGCAGAGACATTATACCTTTCATGAGATCGAGAAATATTGAACTTGTTGCAACTAGAATGAAACCTAGAACTCGTTTTTATGGATTTTTTGATGGAATTGATGTTTCTCGTTATATTACTCCAAAACTAATTGAAGTCACAATGAATTCTGGATTATTCCAAATAGGTGAGACAGTATTTGGATACACCACTGCGGAGTTGTCCGGCGGGTCGCCACCATCTTTTTCTTTTAGACTTGCAACTCCTAATCATAAGGATGGCCCATATAATAATCCAACTAACGTCTATTCACTAAACCCATATAGTAGTGCTGCCGGCATTTCTACAGTATACGCGACCTCATCAACTCTTTTAAATGTTGATACATTTAGTCTTACAACTCAAGTTCAAGGTGGTTTCTATGGATATGTTCAAAATGGAATGAAATTAAGAGGCCAAACGAGTGGAGCCCAAGCGACTGTCTCTAATTCACGTTTTGTATCAGACTCTCTTGGATTTATAAAAGGTTGTTTTTTCATCCCAAATCCAAACGTTCAGGCTAATCCAAGATGGGAAACTGGTACAAAAACATTTAGACTTACCACAAGTTCTACAAACTCACTTGTTGGTGGAACTGTGACTGGATCAGCTGAGTCTAATTTCTATGCTCAAGGTGAACTTCAAACCCTTCAAGAAAATGTTTTAAGTCTTAAAGTTCCTAAAATTGAAAGATTAACTGTAAGAGATCAAAGAATTATTCAATCTAGAATCAGCAGGCCAACAGGTAACGATCAGACGGAGTTTACGGGCGTTCAATATTATGACCCTCTCGCGCAGACATTTAGAGTTGATGAGACAACTGGAGCTTTCTTAACCTCTGTTGATGTTTTTCTTAGAGATAAAGATGATGAATTACCTTTAACAATGCAAGTTAGAACAGTTGAAACTGGTCTTCCAACATCAAAGATTCTACCTTTCAGTATTGTCGTCAAAGAACCTAAGGATGTTAGAACATCCGATGATGCATCAATTCCAACAAGATTTACATTTCCATCACCAGTTTATTTGAGTGGTGAACAAGAATATGCAATTGTTGTGGTAACTCCATCAGAAAATTATAATGCTTGGATTTCTAGAATGGGTGAAATTGATATTTCAACTGCAAATCTTCCAGATAATGAACGAGTATTGATTAGTCAACAACCATATCTTGGTTCTTTATTTAAATCACAAAATGGTACGACTTGGGATCCTAGTCAATATGAAGATCTTAAATTCACTTTGTATAAAGCTAGATTTGATACAACCCCCGGAGTTGCAAGATTTTTTAATCCAGATTTGACAGAGGGTAATAATCAGATCATCACTTTAGAAGAAAATGCCATTCAAATTCTATCCAAAAAAGCTGTGATTGGTATTGGAACAACCTTTGGTTCACCCGCTGGTCTTGTTCCTGGAGTAACAATCACTCAGAGTGGAAACTCAAATGCTTCCGCAAAGTTATTAAGCACTGCTGGCATTGCAAGTGTTGGATCTCAAACACTTACCATTATTAATCCTGGTGTTGGGTACACTCCGTCTAGTGGAAGTTTTGTATATTCAAATATCACATTACCTAAATTAACTGGATCAGGTTCTGGAATGATTGGCAACGTGACCGTCAATAACGGTGAAATATCCGCAGTTACTGTAACTAACGGTGGTAAAAACTTTGCGGTTGGCGACACTGTAGGTGTTGGAACACTTGGACTTGGAAATGGTGATGGTGTTGTCCTTGCCGTTGGAGTTGTAACTTCAACAAACACAATTATTGTTGATCAAATTCAAGGTTCATTCATAACTGGTGTGGGGACAATCACTTTTAATAATGGTTCTAATGTTGTTGTAATCGGAAATGGTTGCACCATCAGCACGTTTGATGTTGATTCGACAAATGATGGTTTACATTTTAAAGTCAATCATCGTGCTCATGCGATGCACGCCTTCAATAATCTAGTGAAAATTTCTGGGGTGGAATCTGATGTTCCCGTCACAACTTTAACCACAGATTATACAAGTGAATCAACCGCTAATATTTCTGTTGTCTCTTCTTCTAACTTCGACACCTTTGAGGGAGTTGGTGTTGGAACAACAAACTTCGGATATTTAAAAATTGGTGACGAAATTATTGCATATACAGGGACATCTAGTGGTTCAATCACAGGTATCACAACTAGAGGTATCGATAATACAAGAGCGTTTACTTATCCCTCTGGTACAGAAGTCCGTAAGTATGAGTTTGGTGGTATTTCATTAAGAAGGATCAATAAAACACATGATATGAATGATCCGGACGCAACTGTTCCAAATGAAAAAGATCTTGATTATTATCACATTAAATTGAACATGAATACTGACGGTACAGACAGAAGTAGCGGCACTTTACCAGACTGTTTCTTTAATGTTACAAAAAGAGCCGGCGGAAAAAATATTAGAGCCACTCAAAATATTCAGTTTGAAACTATCACACCCAATGTTCAAACAATGACCCCGCCAGGCACAACAGTGTCTGCAAGGGTCAGAACAATTAGCGCAACTAGTGTGAGTGGATCTGAAGAGTCATTTATAGATAAAGGATTCCAAAGTGTTGATATTGCTGGTCAAAACCATTTTATTGATCCAAGAATGGTTGCATCTAAAGTGAATGAAAATGATAGTCTCTCTGAATTGCCCGGTAATAAATCAATGACTTTTGAAGTTGCATTACGCTCTAGTAATCCAGATGTTTCTCCAGTGATTGATATTGATCGTGTAAGTACCATTCTCACCACTAATAGAGTTAATAATCCAGTCACAAACTTTGCAACCGATAGAACAGTTAATATTACTGGCCAAGATCCTTGTGCTGCAACATATGTTTCTAAAATGGTTGTTCTTGATAGCCCTGCCACTCAAATTTTACTTGAGTTTGCTGCCTATAGAAGATCAACTAGTGATATTCGCGCATTCTATAAAATTATTTCTGAAGGTTCAGCTGAAAACAGTTTTGATCAAAACTTTGAATTGTTCCCTGGATACACAAATATTAATCAAAATGGAGAGATAATTAATTTATCAAATAACAATGGTCTTCCAGATCTATTGGTGACTCCGAGTTTAGGCCTTGAATTTAAAGACTATTCATTTAACTCTAGAGCTCTTCCACCGTTTACTAAGTTTCAGATTAAAATTGATATGGTTGGCACAAGTCAAGCTGAACCACCAATTATTAGAGAACTTAGAGCAATTGCGTTTGCGTAATGGAAAATTTAATTCCCGTCGAAGGAATGTCTGGTCTCTATCGAGACCAGGATTCCTCTGCAATTATCAATAGAAATAAAGTGGAATATCAATCCTATATGGCAAGAAAAAAAGCGATGCAGATCAAGGAAAATGAGTTTGATATAATGAGACAAGAACTTGATAATGTAAAAAATGATATTGGTGACATCAAGGATATGTTATCCGCCATAGTGCAGAAACTAAATACTTAATAAAGGTTAGATGAATGGCTCAACCAAGTTCCAGAAGCGGTTTAATTGATTATGCCAAGAGACAACTTGGGTATCCTGTTTTGGAAATCAACGTTGCGGACGAGCAATTTGAAGATCTATTGGATGACGCTGTTCAAGTCTTCCAAGAGAGACACTATGATGGTATCGCAAGATTATATTTAAAATATAAAATTACACAGGCTGATATTGATAGAGGCAGATCGAGAG